CTTAGGGTGGTCGCCTAATGATTTGTCTCCTCTGGAAAGGGGCATTGGGATTAATGACCCAGGGATGATCCTCCCTGTCGTGGACGTAATAAATGGGTGGTTACTATCCACGTAAAGCGACACACCCTATAAATGAGAGGAGGGACGTGTGTCTGAGCGACGCGATATTGAGTATATCGGTCAGTACCGTTGCACTGCTCGTGCACGCGAGGCCCTCAGGCATGGAGCCTCATACGTTGATTCACCGATGGTAGATTGGGCATTATTCGGAGAATTTTCGGAAGAGTACTCCCTTGACCCAGAAAGGGACAACAAAAGTGTCTGGGACCCAAGATGGTTGGTCCGTGGGCTTGCCAGATTTGGCAGCACAGTTCCAATCTCCCTATCAACCAAATTCGAGAGAGAAGGAAGTCAGCGAGTACGTAGGAGAGGTTCCGCACCAGAGAAGGAACCTTCAGGAGAAGAAGCAAGTACCGGATCTCGAACCGTCAGTACAACCAGCAGAAGTGGACGGCGACCTGCACAATTTGATTTTGTTGAGTTGGGAAATGGGAGAGCTTGTCTCTCCGATCGTCTCACTCACAGTCGAGGTGGAAGTCGAGATGCTGGGTTCGACCCCGTGGTTTATGAACGCGCAAAGGCTGCAACGTTACGCCTTGCGGGTGGTCGATCGAGAAGGTACTCACCTCTTCAGATCTCTGAGGTGGTGGATGAGGTCATTCATCTTGACAAGTCTGCTGGCGCTCCTTTCTTCACTAATGTGCGTGATTCTTTGGATCGCGCAGTTGAGTTCGCATGCCGAGTTCAAATGGGCACTAGGGCTTTCGATCCCTATGTTGCTTATCGCCGTATTATGCATGGGAGCTCTGGTCCAAAAGGTCGGCTCGTATGGGGTAGTCCGTTGGCTACGACTATACTGGCTTCGCGATTTGCGAAGGCAGCGTATAAAGGCCTCATCCGACGACACTGTTTCGCTTATGGATATCAGAAGGCTGAAATCGGGTCGTTCATCTCAGAGTTTCAAGCTCGGAGGAAAAGAACATACTGCCTAGATTTTTCTGGCTTCGACGCTACAATCCCAGCGTTTATCCTAGGCGATGCGTTCGAGATACTTCGTTCGCATTTGGAACTTAGTGAGGAAGAAAACGATCTCTTCTACCGCCTTACGAACGATTTCATCCATGCCAGGATAATACTACCCGACGCCAGCGTCTATCAGAAGCATAGGGGAATACCTTCCGGATCTCCCTTTACTTCAGAAATTGGTAGTATCTCAAATCTTCTAATTTTGAACTACATCTGGATCAAGCTCACTGGTGTAGCTCTTAGAGAAGATGGGGTGTTAGTCCTAGGTGACGATTCTATCGTGGCAACGAACTCCTGTCCCAGCCTGCAGAGTATCTCCGAGGTCGCGGAGGAACTAGGGATGGAAGTGAGTGTTGAGAAGTCCAAAGTCGCTGGGCGTCTTGACAGGGTGGAGTTTTTGGGCCATCAGTGGGTAAATGGAAGACCCCACCGTCCAAAGCGGGACGTTGTTGTGAGGTTGGTCTTTGAGGAAAAGCACCACGCTCAGGACCATAATGTGATGTGGATGCGCATGTATGGTTTCACATCAGATTGCTTCGAAGCGTATGATCTGGTTTTGGGTCTGATTCATGAACCAGGGAGAGACGTTGACAACGTTCTTGAAGAATTGGCCTCTTTGGCACGTGGCTCACCCGTTCCTCTTTCGAAGGTAGG